ATGCCGGAAACAACGGACTCGAAAATGAAGCGGACAATGTCTGCTTCCTCCGGTATGATCGCATAGTTTCCGTCACTGTCAAAGGTGAAGCCGTAGGGCGCTGTTCCGGCTCTGTACCTGCCGTTTTTTATGCGTTTCTGGTTGCCCCACTTTACATTCTTGGAAATGGACGCTGATTCCTCCTGTGCCAGACTGCTGAGGATTGCCAGAACAAGCTCCGTTTCCATGCTGCCGGTATCCAGCTTTTCCTTCTCAAAGTATATGGGTACGTTATAAGAAAGCAGCTCACGAACAAGTTCAAGGCAGTCCGTGGTATTGCGGGAGAACCGGCTGACGGACTTCGTCAGTACATAGTCGATGCGTCCGATGCGGCATTCGTACAGGAGTGCCTGCAAGCCGTCGCGGACATCAGCCTTTGTACCGGTGATACCGAAATCATAGAATATACCCGCGCACTCCCATTCGGAATGCAGCCTGATCCACGCTTCATAATGTGCCTTTTGCGTTTCCAGACTTTCGCGCTGGTCGTCATTATCGGTACTGACACGGCAGTATGCAGCCACGCGGAGCTTCTTTTTCTCAGCAGGCTGTGCTTCTATTGTTTTGACTGTCATTGCTTTACCTCCTTGTCAGTATCGTATATTAACTCTGATTCGGTGATTTTTCAAGTGGTTTCGGTAATAAGTCCGCAAACATCGGAGAGAATGTCTGCCGGTTCAGATCGGTTAATTTGTCGTATTCGTCAAATGTGATCATACCTCTAGCATAGAGCAGTTCCGTGATTGCCTGTGCCTTGTAGTAATTGATCTCGTCAATGATTTTCTGTTTTTCCATAAAAAACGCCCCTTTCATAATACGGACATTAAGAACGTATTTTGATGGGGTGTTATAAAAAAGCGCCCGCCGAGATAATCCCGACGGGCGCAGATATTATGCCTTATTCAGTTTTCCGCTGTACTTCTGACCGTCCACAGTGACCTCGACCGTGATGCCGTCCTCCGCAGCAGGCGCAGGCGGATTCAGTTCCTTGCCGTAACCGTTCAGCCCCTTGCCCTTGATGATCGTGGGGAAGTCCTTATAGCCGATATCGAGATCGACATTTCCGTTGATACCGTCCACGCTGCCTTTCTCAGAATGCTGCCAGATGCCGTATGCACCGCTGTAATTCGTCTGGTCAACCCAGTGCGCCAGCCAGATCGTGTAGCGGCTCTTGATGTCATCGGCAGTGTGCATCACGAGCGAGGATGCAGAGCCGTAAAGACCGACGAAGTAGCCTGCCGCCTCCACTTTATCAAGGAACGAACGCATAATGGCAGACACCCTTTCTTTGCCGAGATCAAACTGCTTCTTCTCCTCCAGATCGAAATAGACCGGGAACTCGAACTGCTTTCCTTTGATAACGGACAGGAACACATCAGCCTCCAGACGAGCCTCGTCCTCGTTCATGGCGTAGGAATACCAGTAAGCACCGACCGGAATGCCTGCCGCCTTAGCGCCTGCATAGTTTTCCTCGAAACGGTCATCTTTCTGCGATGCCAGCCTGCCGTAGCCTGCGCGGAGAATCGCAAAATCAATGCCGTCAGCCCTGACCTTCTGCCAGTCGATCTTGCCGTTATGGACGCTGACGTCGATGCCCTTCATATCCTCGCCTCCGAAGTATTTATAGAAATTATCCGTGACAGAGCTGTTTCCGTGTACCTCATCGCCGTACCACTTGCCGCCGGAGCGCACATCGACGTGCGTGTAGATATAGGCAGCAGTGATATTGGCAATCCCGGTAAAGCCCGTGTCCTGTGCCTTGCAGCAGACGGTCTTGCTGGAAATCGGCTGACCGTCCTGCCCGTAGCAGCAGATGTCCGCCGCCTTGCCCACTGTATGCTGTCCCGTGCCGCTGCCCTTTACTGCCTTATCATGAGCAGCACAACGGAACCCAGAGGTCACGATGATCTTAGAGCAGTTGAGGGCTGCATAGAGCGCCTCCAGCTTGGTGATGAGATCATCATCAAGCTGAAAATCATGTGCCTTGCCGCACTTGCAGCGAAACTCCTGCACATTGAAGTGCGGAGAGAGCTGCGTGTTATCGGTATAACTGTATGTCTTAATCATCCTTATCATCCTTTCTCCCGGTCTGCTTCTGCAGCACCTCGATTGCATTCTTCAGTGCAGGCGGATACGGAATTCCCATGAGCGATGTATTTTCCACAATGGACAGCAGCTCATTGACGCAGAATGCAATGCAGACCGCATCACGCACATAATTGGTGTTGAGCAGAATATCCAGACGCACCGCCACAATAATGAGCATGAGGATGCTGCCCTTCTTCGCAAGCCCATACCAGCCTGCCTTGCTGTTCAGCTTTCCGGTCTTGCTGTGTTTGGACTTGCCCATTGCGCCGGTAATCATTCCGGTTGCAAAGTCAATGCCCATGAAGATGATGAGCGTCACCAGTGCGGAATCCCAGCCGCCGAAAAGCGCTGCGATTCCGCCGCCGATCGCACCGATCACCGTACAGATACTTCCTTTCATGTTGTCACCTCCAGTACCTTGACCGTCCTGATCATAGGGCTTGTATTGTCTGTCACCGCTTTCCACGCGAGAAAATATTCGTCAGCAGATACACCGCTGCAGTCGTGCAGGACGGAGATATAATTGCCAACGGAGCCAAGCCAGCCGAACGGAATGGAGATTGCCTCGCCGCCGCTGAGCTTTTCGTGGATGTATCTTGCCGTTTCCGCAGGCGACATCTGCTGACTGCTCTTGCGCACCAGCCACATTTCACCTGCATCGGTCGTGCCAGATTTATAGGTAAGCAGAATTCTGCTTGCAGGCGTGATGCGTACCGGAGTGATACACATGGTGTAAATGACAGCGCCCCAGTTGAAGTCCGGCTGATTGTAGTAAAGCGCATAAGCGTTCTCCGCACAACAGAAATGCGGATACACGTCAGCAAAGCCAGCAATGCTGCGATATCCGTCAAAATAAAAAATGTAGATGCTCTCACCGTATGTGGTAAGAGCATCATTGCCGTTGCAGAACAGCGTCACCTCCGGTCTGCCGGATGGGATCTGCAGCACCTTCGGCACGAGGGTATTCAGCTTTTCGGACTCAGAAGCCTGCACACCCATTGTTACAAGATTTCGGGCAAGCTGGTCGCGCTGCGCATCCAGCTCCGCCAGATAATTTGCGATGCTCATGTCGTCACCTCCACAATATCAGCAAGTGCGGTCTCTACGCCGAACAGAGCAGTCTCCACGGCAGACAGCCGGGTAAGGATATCTGAAATATATGTGCGGCAGCCCTGCATATCGTAGAGAATCTCGGTCTTGAAGCGTTCGAAAACACCCTCATTGACACTGACACGCTCATTGAGGTTCATTGCTGCGATGTATGCCTCTTCCCAACGGGAAACATGAGAATCAGTGATGCCGTTCAGCGTTGCGAGGTTGTGATGTGAATGCGCCTGTCGCACCGCGCTTGCAATACCGTCAAGCATTTCCTGCGTGATGCTGTCAAGAACGGATTTATTTGCATGAGAATGCGACAACGCAGAAACCTCACTCAGCCCTGTGGACAGTCCGTGCAGCGCGTTGCTGGTCGATGCACGGAAAGCCGCCTCATCCTGCAAATACTGCTCGGTAATGGTGTCCAGAACATCCTTGTTATTATGTGTATGACGCTGCTCATTCAACGTCAGAAGCTCCTCATTGATGGTCTGAATCTCGTACTGTGTTCTGTGCTCGAACTGCTGTAAGCGGGAAAGCTCCTGCATCAGTTCCGGAGTCAGGCAGTCGAGTGTTACCTTGTTCGCATGAGAATGAAAATCTCCGGTTGCCGCCTCAATCTCGCGCTCGACAATAGTCGTGACCTCAGAGGTTTTCGGGTATTCTGACATATCTGGTGTTTCTCCCGGTTCGCCCTTTAGCGAGCCCAGCCACTCGGTTTCCGTGCCAACATAGCCATGCTCCACCGCAATTTCATAGGCGGACTTACCGTCAGCGCCGTGTCCAGCTTCCTCGATCTTCTTCAGAAGCTGTGTGTAGAGATCAGGCGTCGGCGGAATGGGCGGATCATCATCACCCACAAATCCGGAAGGACGGATATTCAGTGTCACCGGCACAGTCGTTGCACGAACAGTCGTGTCGCTTTCGGTATCATATCCAAATACGGACATTTTTGCCGCACCCACATGAAGCTCCGCAGGCAGATAGCAGCTCGTCCCGTCAAAACCGAGAACAATGCTGTATGTCTCGTCACGCTGCGTGAACTGAACGACCTTATGGAAGCGCTGCCAGTCGCCGTCAAACGTAAAGCGTAACTGAACATACTGAATCTGATGATCCGCCAACACCTCACGTTCCAGCACTTCAATGCTCTGATTCTTTACAAGGAATTTCCACATTATTCACGCACCTCCGTCCATACTCTGTTTTCACGGTCATATTCCATGTATCCGTCAAGGCAAATAACCTTGTCAAGTCCGTGGGAATCACCCTGACCGCTGTTGTTATCCCAATTACCGCCCTTCGTAACCGTAGCCCAATCCGCAAGGCTGCCCTCATAAACGAGCTCATGCAGCGGCGTGTAGTTTATCATGTGAGAGCCGATTTTCTTAACATTGTAGCTCAGTGTAAGGTTCTGTAAAGGTGTCCCTACAAAGCAGAAACCGGGAATTTCCTCACATTCTACACGAGCTGAAGTAAGTGTATGGGAATTCATGAACAGATAAGTTCCGAGTGATGTCAGTGTTTCCGGGAGTGTTACAGATGTGAGGGATTCACAAGCAAATGCCTTTTCTCCGATAGCTGTAATTGATGCAGGAATAATAATCTCAGTAAGTCCCCCCTGCGAATACATAAAGAATGCACGCTCACCAATTTCGGTAATACTCGTAGGAAAGCTGACAGACTCCATATTTACGCAGCGTTCAAATACACTATTTCCAATTGCGGTAATACCTTCGGAAATAACAAGTGAACGGATATTTTCATTCTCCCAGAAAGGCGAACATCCGATCTCGTAATCATAGGTCTCCCCTGTCCCATGCAGCAGGAGCTTTCCGTTTTCATAGAGAACATAGTGGATATTCTCACCACAGGTACCGATCTCAACAATACCGCCGATGATATCATCGACTTCGGTCTGGAGAGTATCGACCTTATTGGTCAGCTCGGCAATGGTCTCGTTGTACTCCTGTACCTCTGCGACAAGCTGCGCCATCTGCGACATCAGCTCCGTCACCTTGCACTTGCCGAGGATGCACTTGCAGTAACCGCAGACATTGCTATCCTCGCGGTAGTCGAACCAATCGCTTTCTGTAATTCGTGAAGCTCCCGGATTCATGCGCACCGCATACATCAGAAGTCGGACATGATCTTCATCCTGTGGGATAGAAGGAAGCTGCGGATTCTCTGCCGGAGTGCCGGGAAAGAGCTTCAGCGTAACACTGCGGACAGATTCTGTGGTATCAAGATAGATCGCAATACCGACATATCTCGGCAAAGACTCGTCCTGATAGGATGTGAGATCGATCACATACCGGGAATCGTTGATGAAATAATGCCCGTTGATCCACGCCTTTCCGGTTCCGAGAACCACGCCAAGACCACTGTTTGCCGCCGTCAGCTTGAAATTTTGCCCGTAGGTGTCGAGGATGCCATTGCAGATGATACTGGAGAGATAGCTTGTAAAATCCTCAGCCGTATAGGTGCGGTCAAGCCCTTTTGAATTGAAAAATCCGCTGTAAAAAGCCATATATCATGCCTCCTTGAAAGTTGGTGTCAGGCTGCGCCCGTTTTGGTCGAAGCCCTCAATCATGCCGATAAGCTGTATCTTCGGCTGCATCATGCCAAAGCGCCGATGCTGCACTGTCACATAATCGCCGACGAAATAATCGCGGTTGTATACATACTGTGTGTTGTGTACTGCGATATCTAACTCCGATGCTGTTTTCGGCAGCACCAGCCGTTCCGAACCGCGAGTGCGTAGCAATTCCAGATACTTCTCCTCCGGAATTGGTATTGTTTCACCCTCGACCTGCTCTTTCTCAGAAATATCGTCCGCATCCACATACACTTCATATCTGTCAAGGTAGGTCGGCTCGTCACCGTCACAATATGTGGTACGCTTGCGCTCATCACCCTTGCCCTGACCGAAGATGTAGGCAAAATTCTTCTGGACGCTGCTGTCCTCCTCATAACTGAACGAGAGCAGATTGCTGTATGCATCGGAAAAGATAATATGCGGATTATCCTCCTGCATAATGCTGCGGTCAGCGCCTTCGGAGAGGTCGAATACTATGCGGTACTGCTCTCCGGAGGATTTCACCAGCCGGATATTTGCCGTGCCGCCGAGCTTCTCGCAGATCGTATACACCCACTGCATCAGGTTCGTGTATGAGATTTGCAGCGTAGCGGTCTGTTCCCAGCAGGTGCCGGAGACCGTTCCGAGGAAAAGCCCCGGTATCCTGCGGTTATTCGAAAGCAGCGCATTCTGCGTCACGACCTCCCGGACTATTTCGCTGTATGCCTTTGCCGCTGTGATGTTATATGTCGGATGTATGATACGCCGTTCCAGCAGACACATCAAAAAACGACCACGCACTGTCAGGTAGTCGCCGTTTTCAATATCTGTATTGATCAGCACCGATTCGATGATGCCAAAGTGCTGGTTATCATCATCACGACCGACGATTCTGCCAGTCTGGAAAATCTCAGTATTCTGTGGATTAGCGGCAATATACACCTCAAAGCTGCCGCAATTGTAGTATTCAATATCCCAGAGCAGCGAAGAAAAGGTGTCGCAGACCGCCTCAAGGGTAATCGTCAGCGCATCTTCTTCCGCTGTCATGCGGTAAACTTCAATCTGCATATTACACCCCCAGATACGCATTGGTGTGAACGATGGTGACTTTCAAGTTTTGCAGTCCGGTGCCGCGCAGGTAGAAACGGTTTCTGCCCTCCCGCAGCGTCAGCCATGTTGAGCCAGAAACAAACCGGTTGATGATATTGGTCTTGACGCCGCCGCGATCAAGCGTGACGGTCTTGTTGCCGGTCTTGGTCGTCACCGTGATAATATCTCCTGCGAGAATGTCTCCGGTGATTTGCAGATACTCGTCCGTGTCCGCGTTATACAGCGTAGGAGAACGTGCATCCTCCAGCGCTTCAATCACCAGCGTGAAGCCGATCTCGTCACCGTCATTGACAATGGTCATCATGTTCTGCGTGTTATACTTACCGAGAATAAACGGCTCCGGATTGCTTTCGGTCGGGAACGGGAATGTGAACGCTCCCGTGATCTGCGAGTAGTAAGCCATGACCGAAGTCGTGGAATACCAATAAATATCCGGGCAGAGAATAGAAATCTGCCCGGTTGTAAGCTGTTCAAAGTTTTGTACCTCGCAGGACTCCACATAGCCCTCCGCAAATACATCAATGCCTGCGGTTGCATAGTAAATCTTGATGTAGCGGGAGGGCTTCACCACCTTGTAAAGCTGATGCCTGCGGGCTTCCACCCCCACGCCGCGCATCTCGAAGAAAATGACAACATTCCGCTTATCGATGAAAGCATTGTTGAGGTAGCTGCCGTCCATGCCCGCATAGCTGGAGGTGCTGATCGTGCCGGTGGGAGGATTCAGCCCTTCCACCCGCGGGGTCATATACTGATTTGCCGTGGCGGTCATGTCAACACGGTCGCCGTTGGCGTTTTCTAAAATTAGTCGAAAAAAACATACGACACCCCCTTGTTTTTTCTTGACGAAATGTGTTATAATGGAGCTATAAATTCAATATGGAGGCGATCAGATGAAAAAACTACTTCTTGATAATGCATATGAGTCATGGAAAAACGCTATTGCTACACACAATAAAATATTAGATGGTTTATCAACTCTGAAATTCAAAAAAGAATTTGTTGCTTCGCTTCACAATGCGGTAGAGCTTTTTCTTAAGCAAATAATGATAGACCAAAACAACAAAGGTGTTGTGATACGCAGTAGAGACGCCGGATTATGGGCTGCATACGACTCTTTAGACACTTCTACGACTTCATTAGCCACATTCTTTTCTACGCTTACTGAAGCGCAGCTTTCAAGCTTTTATTCGATTGGTTTTCAGGGCTTAATAGACAACCATCATCTTCTTTTGAATATTTCGGACACTGTCATTAAATCTCAATTAGAAAAACTTCAGGCTTTGCGAAATGATGAAACTCATTTTTTCTTGGATGCTACATTTTTATCTGAAACTGATTTTGTTCTGCTTCACAACTTTATGATAGAATTCTATAATCTGTTGCTTAATAATGACATCTTCCCTGGCTACCTTTTGTTTTTTGACACTGGAAAACGTGTTTTGCCCATTCAGTACGAAGAATTATCGTTTGATTGCAAACCTTTGAATTCATCATTTACCTATCTTAAGGCTTTACAGGATTCTACATATGTGCAATTACTATCTGGCGTTTTCCATGAATTCGGAGATATCAGTACGCCATGGGGTTCAGTTTACAGTTTAGCTAAAACAATTGTTTATCAATATCCTGAATACGAGAGTCAGTTCACAGAAATTCTTTCATTCCTTGAATTAGCCGAAAAAAATAATATGTTGGAATACTCTTGCGAAACGATTGAAACAGGTGAATGCTCCGAACTTATCCCTGATAAGATAGATGTGTTCTCAATCAGTATAAAGCACTGAGGATTACACATTCAGCGCATTGCGCGTCATACGATAAATCTCCAGCCGCGACAGCGATTTCGGGCTATTGTTAGTCTGATTCACTGTCCGGCTGTTGTCGTTGTTGTAGTAGTTGTTGACCACGCCACCACTGCCGCCGTTCATCATAGCGCCGGATATACCGTCCATATCAACATTCAGCCCAGACTGCATCGTCAGCGTCATAGCATCAGCCACACCGGACACAGCCGCCTCGACATATTTCTTGCTCTTGTTGATGCCCTTCGCCAACCCCTTCATGAAGTCCGGCATCCAGCTCTCGAAATCCGTGAGAGGTCCCTCATCAGGTACAGAGAAGTGCAGGAAGGACTTGATCTTGTTCGCCACACCCTTGACCGCATCAGCTACCTTGCCGATAGAGTTATTGATGCCGTTGACGATACCGTTGATGATATCGGCGCCCCACTGAAACGCCTGCGATGCAAGGTTCTTGATGAAGTTCACCCCAGCATTGAAGCCGTTGACGATAGTGTCTTTAATTGCCGTGATTTTCTGTTTCACGGCATTTTTCACGCTGTCCCAGATATTCGATATCGTTGTTTTGATGGTATTCAGGATATTGGTGACAGTATTTTTAATGCCGTTCCAGATAGATGAAACAACGGAAGAAATAGTGTTCAGCACACCGGAAATAAAGCCGCTGATTGCATTCCATATCGCCGACACGACCGCATGAATGGCATTCAGCGTATTCGTGATGTGGTTTTTAATGCTCTCCCAGATAGAAGAAATCACAGACCAGATCGCATTCAGCACTCCGGAGATGAAGCCGGAGATCGCGTTCCAGACTGTAGAAATGACATTGCTGATCGCGTCCATCACCGTTGTAATTGCAGTACAAATCGCATTCCATACAGTTTCAATCACGGACTTGATCGCCTCAAGCACGATCGTTATAACAGCCTTGATATTTTCCCATGCCGTGGTGATCTTCTCGTGAATCCAGTACATGACGCGGCTGATAATTACATGGATTGCCTCAAAAATCGTCTCGAACAGATATTTAAATGCCTCCAGCAGCGGGGAGATAAAGTCGTAAATGGTCTGCCATACTGTAGAAATGACATTCCAGATTGCATTCAGTACTGTGCTGATCGCTGTGTGAATGGCGTTCCAAACGACAGTGATAACAGTTTTAATGAGATTAATTTTCTCGGATACGCAGTTATAAATCGACGTCCAGATACCGACAAAGAAATTCTTGATACCCGTCCAGATTGTTGTGAAGAAGTTTTTGATTGCATTGACCACGCCTGTGATGAAGTTCTTTATACCGTTCCAGATGTTGACAAAAAAGTTCTTGATGCTCGTCCAGACGCCTACCCAGAAGTCCTTCACTTCACCAAGATCTGTACCGAAAATACCGCAGATCATATTCAGCGCATTTTTCAGCGTATCCTTGATGAAATTCCATACAGCAGAAAAGATACCCTTGATACCGTCCCACACTCTGCTCCAGTCGCCGGTAAAGATACCGACGAAAATATCCAGAACACTCAGGATGATGTCTGTCACAGCCTTGAAGATATTTGCAATCTGCTGGAACTGCCCCTCAAAAATCGGCTTCAGAAACTTGCAGAATCCATCCCATACAGCCTTGATAACCTCGGTGATGTTTTTGAAATCGAAGCCCAGCGCATTGATACGGTCAACAATGCCCTGACAGAAGCCGGAGAAGATACTCTTGATCTGCTCCCAGATCGCCGTGATCTTATTGCGGAAGTCCTCATTGGTACGCCAGAGATGCACAAAAGCCGCCACCAGTGCAGCGACAACTGCAATGACAGCGACCACAGGCGCACTGATACCGCCGATGGCTGCACCGAAGGAAGCGAACGCCGCCTTTGCGCTTGCAATGATCGTCGGCAAGTTTGCGACAAGCTGAATCAGCTTACCTACACCGACCATTGTTTTGCCGACTACGACAAGGAGAGGTCCAAGTGCTGCCGCTACAAGTGCAACCTTGACAATGGTTTCCTTTGTCGCAGGCGACAGCGCATTAAATTTATCAATAAGTCCCTGAATACGGGATACAATAGAGCGAATTGCAGGCATCAGGATTTCACCGAAGGAAATGGCAAGCTCCTGAAGCTGCGATTTCAGAATGGTGAGCTGACCGCCGAGGTTATCCTGCATCACGGCAGCCATCTTCTCAGTGACACCGTTATAGCCGTCAATCTCGTCAGAGCAAGTAGAAATAGCGCCCTCCAGCTTCTGAATATCCGACGGTGCAGCATTCATCAGTGCAAGGAAGCCAGACATTGCATTCTTGCCGACCAGCGCCTGCGCTGCCGATGCCTGTTCCGATTCCGACATCTGTGCGAAAGCCACACGGCAGTCTGCAAGAATGTCGTTCAGTTCACGCATGGAGCCGTCCTGATTGGTAGTTGCGATCTCCATTTCACCGAAGGCATCACCGCAGAACTTGACATCACCCGCAAGGGCGGTCATGATTGAACGGAGTGCAGTACCGGACTGCGAACCCTTGATACCGCTGTTTGCCATCAGACCGATTGCCTGTGCTGTATCCTCACAGGAGAATCCGAGAGAACCCGCAACAGGCGCACAGTATTTGAAGGTTTCACCCATCATGCTGACGTTCGTGTTCGCATTGGACGATGCCGCCGCCAGAACATCAGCAAAATGACCGCTGTCGGCAGCAGATAAGCCGAAAGCGGTCAGAGCGTCAGTTACAATATCCGAGGTTGTCGCCAAGTCCTCGCCGGAAGCGGCAGCGAGATTCATGATGCCCTCGATACCTTCCAGCATATCGCCGGTTTTCCAGCCCGCCATCGCCATGTAGTTCATAGCATCAGCGGCTTCAGAAGCGGAGAACTTGGTCTTTGCGCCCATCTCACGAGCCTTGTCCCGGAGTGCATCCAGCTCATCGCCGGTCGCACCGGATACAGCAGCGACCTTGCTCATGGCTGAGTCGAAGTCGGCTGCGGTCTTGACTGCGGCAGTTCCGGCAGCCATAACAGGAACGGTCACATGAGTGGTCAGTGTCGTTCCGACATCGGCGATCTTGTCACCGGCTTTTTCAAGCATTTCTCCCGTCTGACCGAGCTTGGCAAGCGCCGTGCTGGAAGCCTCCGCCTCACGCTGGAGGTTTTGCAGCTCCTGTTCCGTTTCGACGATCTCACGCTGGAGGGCATCGTATTGCTCCTGCGAAATGTCGCCGTTTGCAAGGGCGGTGTTTGCCTGTTCCGCAGCGGTTTTCAGAGTTTCCAACTTTTCTTTGGTAGCCGTCACCGCATCGGCGAGGAGCTTTTGCTTCTGCGAGAGCAGTTCCGTGTTGGAAGGATCGAGCTTCAGCAGCTTCTGTACATCCTTGAGCTGCGTCTGCGTGTTCTTAATGTTTTTATTGACGCCTTCCAGTGCCTTCGATAGCTTGGTAGTATCGCCGCCGATCTCGACCGTGATGCCCTTGATTCTGTTTGCCATGCGGTTTCACCTCCGGTTTTCTTGACATTTAATTTCATCTGCGATATACTGAAGAAGGGTGATTATTTATGTGTAATATAATTACAGATTCATTATCAAAAAATTCTATTGTCTTTTTCAATGATGCGATTTATCATTTTAATCGCTGGCTTGAAAAAAGATCTTACGCCGATCAGGTCTTATCCATCGTAAATACGCAGATGGCTCTCGAACTTGCTATGAAATATAAAATAGCAGATAAAGAAGACTTGCGCATTATTTTTGATGTCAAGTCTATCGCTGGGCTTTCGAAAGACCAAATCTACGATAACTTCCGAAGTAACAAACTAAGAATAAAGGAATTTGAACAATTAAAAAACTACATGAAAAGCAATAAAGAATTAAGCAAAACATTTTCTAGTCATTTTGCATACATGGAAAAATTTCAAAACTATAGGAACAAGCTTGTACATCAAAATTATACTTTTACACCCAGCGAGCTTAATCAAATCGAGGATGATATAATACACATATTTATTTACATCATCGTAGAAATGCTTACTGATATTCAAGAGCATGAAAATGACACAATTATCAATGATCTCATTCACAGTACTGAGTATAAGAAGTTACTTTCTAACCACGTTTTCGCAAAAAAGCTGAATGAAAAAGCAGAATCTAATTATGGCAAGTTATATTATTGTCCAGTATGCAGCATAGGATTAAGAACAATGCTTCCTTACAAAAGATGCTACCGTTGTGGATTGATATATAACCCTACTTCTACATCTGTGTTTGCTTCAAATGCCGTTACGTATGCGAAATGTCATTTATGTGGTGAAAGAATGGTAGCTTTTGACGCACTTAATATTGATCTGAATCATGGATTTGCTGAAGGTTGGTGTCTTAATTGTGATAATTATACCACGATATTCAAATGTCCAGAATGCGGTAAATATTATGATACAGAAACATTAAGTTCAGAGATATGCACCCCGGATAAATGTATTTTTGACGAATAACTAAAACGCATCGAAATCAGCCTGTCCAGCGACCTCCGACCAGCCGTCATATTCGTCGTTTTCCTTTTCGGTGAACATATCATTCACGACTCCGATCGTGAGCTGATCAAGCTCCGAGAGAGACAGCCCGATCTGCACACATCGGAGAAGGAAGAGGGGTGTTGTCATCGGGCGGTCAGTTTTGCGATGTTTTTTTTAGATTCCGCCTGCGTCTCCACGTTGAGTCCCCACAGTTCAATGAGCTGCGGCAGCACCTCGTAAATCGAGAAGGTGTTGAACGCTTCGAGCCATTCATCGGGATTGTCCGGCACGTTCTCCGGATCAGCGTGTTTCGCCATGATGTATGCGATGTTCTCGAACACCTCAAGGCTTTCGATATCGAGGGTAGAGCCTTCCTCGTCGCCTTCCTGCACGGAAGTCTGAAGGGCAGCGAAGTCCTTATAAATATCCCTGCGGAACTTTATGCGATAAAGGCGAGGCACAGCGGCACTCGCCTTGAACGGAACCTTGATACCGTCAACGGTGATCGTCTTTTTAATTGCCATGCTGTACCTCCTTACTCGGTCGTGCTGCCGCCGGACTTAATCGATGCGGAACGTGTGCCGGTGCTGTTATTGGTTGCGGCAGTCGGCATATACACAGAATTGTACCAGTTATCGTAGGTGGTCTGGTCAGTGCTTTCGCAGGTCTTGGACTTCACCAGACCGTTAGGCAGCGCCGATGCCTTGAGGGAGAGCTTTTCCGTCTTGACGGACTTGCTTTCCTCCGTGGTCTCACCCTCAGTTGCAGGACGGGACGCAGAGCAGCAGTACAGCACATGACGGATGTGGTTCTTGTCGCCGTCAAACTCGAACATGAGTGCGAACTGCGATGTTTCCGCATCGTTGCGCTCCACCAGAACGCCCTTTGCATCAAGCTGCTCACCGAGAATTGCCGTTGCAAAGTCGGTCGTGATGAGTGCGACCTCCAGATCGCCGTCGTACCCTGCGTTGTTGTTGATGACATAATACACGCTGTTATCGGCATAAAAATTCTCATTCTCGCCGTTTGCGTCAATGCTCAGGGAAACTGCACCGGGCAGGCGCACAGGCGTTGCAAAAGTCGGAACGCCATCGTCCGACCATGCCGTGATCTTCGCCCAGTGAACCTTGTTCAGACCGAACTTCACCTTGTTTTTCTGCAGTGCCATTGTTATACCTCCATTTCGTATAAGACCTCATAGAGCTGTTCGCTCTCGATGTAGGTTTCAGTTTTCGTGTAATAGATATTGTGCTGCGTCAGCACTTCCTCCACGCGGCTTTCCGCATCGGGCGACTTCTCGTCAGTATACAGTTCAATATCAAGCTGCTTGAAGCTGTGATACATCAGGTTATCCGCACCGAAGGTGTCCTCGCCGGGAGAGAGAAAAATAACAAAGGGCGGTTTCGGAGACTCGCCCTCGGCAAAATGATGATAGGCGAACGGCATCCCGATCTCCTGCATCATTTCATTGATTTCTTCATAGGTCATGACAGCGCCTCCTCGATAAGCTGTGTGAGCATTTCCTCGCCGTGCGCTTCCGCAGGGGCGATATGCGGCTTGCCCGATACACGTCCGCCGTTTCGCTTTGCATGACCTTTTTCAAGCAGGTGCGCAAGCTGGTAGCGGTCTTTCGAGTGAACCGTCATTTCAAGCGTATGACTGTTCTCCTTCGTTTTTTTTGCCGTCCAGCTCTTGCGGTACTTGCCGGTACGCTTCGGAGCATTGGCGGAGATTTCCTTCTTGACCTCCGTCGCTGTCTTTTTCACAGCGGCTTTCATGGCGGTATCGGCAAGGTCTGCATATTCCGTCAGTCCTCGCATGATCTCCGTCGCCATATCGTCAATCGAAGTCATCCTGCTCACCAGCCTTTCGTGTACCTGCCGTGATCTTCATATAGTCAAGGGATTTATAATTCGGCAGTACACCGGAAATATCATACACCAGACCACGGAAGCGCAGCTTGTGCGTGGTGGTATTGATGCGCTTGGTATCGGGTGTCTGCCGGACAGTGAATTCCAGCGATAAAACTTCCTGCGTCACGCCAGCCTCGGTTGTTTCCGTCGATGTCTTTACGGACACGGCAGCCCAGCAGGAGAAGGCTTCCTCCCACCGGGCTTTGTGGTTACCGATGCCGTCTATCTTCGTGCTGTGTTCCAGAAAGGTGATGCGCTGATTCAGCGTTCCGATCTCCATCAGATCACCCCTTCACGCTGCGCAAATAACAGCGACCGGAGCATGAGCGTCAGCTTGTGGTAGTCAGCACCATTGCGGTTCTCATAGAGGTAAGAAACAGTATACAGCATAGCCTGCCGGGTGGTTTCCTCATTGACCGCAAGTGCCTGATCGTCCATTCTGCCGACGTCCTGTACCAGTCGCTTGGCAGTGTCGATCAGCGAGAGGATGAGCTTGTCATCCTCTGTATGATCCACACGAAGATAGATTTTGGTTTCATTAAGCGTAATCATGCCTTCATAGTCAGCACCTTTACGGCTTCAGGAAGGATAAGCTTACCATCAACACGCTGAGAAGCAAGGAAGCCGATCTGTCCGTTCATAGCAAACAGCTCATTAAGTCTCTTGAGACTGCGTCCCTGACGGTCTGCGATCCAGTAGTAGCTGAAGTCACCAAAGGCGATGGCCTTCTGACCGGCCTCGATTGTAGGCGCATATACAGAAGTAACATAGGGACGGTTGAGGATAGTATCCGGAATACCGACAGAAACACTGGGCTGCCAGATATAGTTACCGGTATTATCCTTGACCTTACGAAGAGCCTTTACTGTCTGCTCATTGAGGAGCCATACCGCCTTCTTACGATAAGGACTTTTGATAGAATAGAACAGCTCGATCATATCGTCGAACGTAATTGTTGCACCATTAGAGGTTGCTCCCTCCTGTGCGCCTCCAGTAGCAGCAAAGATACCAGTAGGCTTGCCGACACCATCGCCGATAACAAAAGCCTCTTCCTCCTTTGCACCGATTCTGCGGGCAAATTCCTTAGCGATATATGCAGGAAGATCGAAAACTGAATCATTAAGAAGCTCTTCAGAGATCTTGATTGCTGTACCGACCTTGTATGCAGAGAGAGAAAGCTGACCGAAAGCGTCATCGGAGAGTGTATAAGCTTCTTCCTCCTCCATCCATACTGCCTCGCCCTTGGACGTTACAACAGGAATCTTTCTGTCACCGCTGGATGTCTGGATACGTGTTGCAAGAGGACGGAATACATTCTCCTCCTCAAGAGCCTCAATAAGCTTACGTTCAAACTCATCTGGCACAAGATAGCCGCCTTCTGTATCCTCGCCGACATGAAGCGAGTTTCTCACATCGACATAGTTACGGTTACGGACGGAATTCCAAAAAGCCTTTGAATAATCGTCTGATGCTGTACCTGTCTTTTCTGTTTCAGCAACATGAGTGCCAGGAGTGCTTACAAGCGGTGTTGTAGTTGCAGCGGAGAGTTCCTGCGAAATACGCTCGGCACGCTGCATACGCTCGATCTCTTTTCCGAGATCAACGATTTGCTGCTCCATAGCATCATAGGTCTTGCTGTCCTCCTCAGAAAGCAGGCCGTTTGTATTGCGCTTTGAATCAAGGAAGTCACGGGCAGTATCCCATGCCTTCGCACGCTTTTCCATAAGTTCCTGAATAGTCATATTATCATCCTCCTCATTTTTTAAGCAGATTCAGCCTTTTCTCAAGCTGATCTAACGGAACGCCTTTTACAGGCGCATTCTGCGCGTTGAGCCTTTCCATAAGACTCTTGATAGAAGCAGCAACTGAATATGTCATTGCGCTATCCTCAGATCTGCAACGCTTCAACTTTTCTCCCTCATCAGGATTCTCCCCTGCTTCATCAGGTGTATCTGTTCCGTCACCTTCATCCTTTGTCATATCGTCGTCGTCATCATCCTCGTCCGGTTCATCTTCCTCCGGCTTCGGCTGCGGCTGACCGCTTTCGAACATGATGCCGTCCACCAGTCCGAGGGACTGCGCCTTTTTCGCATTCAGCCAAGTTTCCTCGTCCATCATGCGGGCGATCTTGCTGCGGCTCAGACCGGATTTTTCCTCGTAGGCGTTGATGATGCTCTCCTTGACCTCGTCAAGCAGCTCGATTGCCTTCTGCATCGCTTCCTTATTGCCGAAAGCGACCGTCGAAGGATTATGAATCATCAGCATACCGGTCGGTGCGATGAGGGTTTCATCACCAGCCATTGCAACGACAGAAGCAGCACTTGCAGCAATGCCGTCGATCTTGACCGTGACCTTGCCTTTGTGACTGCGAAGCATCGTATAGATCTGCGATGCCGCAAATACATCTCCGCCAGGAGAATTCAGCCAGACGGTGAGATCGCCGCTGACCTTTGAAAGCTCGTTACGGAACATGGCAGGCGTGATCTCATCACCGAACCATGTGTCTTCCGAAATCGGTCCGTTGAAGATCAGCTCGGCAGCGCCGGTGTCTTCATTGCGTACCCAGTTCCAGAACTTATTCATCTGCAATTCCTCCTTTCTCTGCGAAAGCGCCTGCATCTGCCAGTTTTGTAAATGAGCCGTTCACGAGGTACAGATTACCGCCCTCATCTTCGGGAATCAGATTCATATCCTCCAGCTCACGAATATCGTTAGCTGACATCCAGCCGTTCTGTCTTGCAGTCGCATAGCCCTGCATACGGCTTGCATAGTCTCCACGCAGCAAACCTTCCACATTGAATTTAATGAAATAGCGCCCCTTTTCGGAATCCGAAAGAAGCGCCTTCTGTAGTCCCTGTTCCCAGCGTACCAGCCACGGATCAAGGGTGTATTTAACGAATTCGAGCGACAGATGCTCGATGTTGCTGAAAGTAGCATGGTCGAGGTCGCCGATCATATGCAGCGGCACTCGGTAAAGACGTGCAATTTCCTCGATCTGAAACTTTCTGGTTTCAAGGAACTGTGCCTCGTTATTCGGAATGGAGATGGGCGTGTATTTCATGCCCTCCTCCAAGATCGCTGTCTTATGCGCATTGCTGCTGCCGTAAGCCCGCTGCCACGCCTCACGCACACGCTCCGGATTCTTGATCACGCCCGGATGCTCCAGCACCGCAGAGGGTGCTGCGCCGTTTGCGAAGAAGGACGAGCCGTACTCATCACAGGCTACCGCCAGACCGAGTGCATTTTTCGCCATTGCAATGGGGCTGTATCCGACCAGACCGTCAAAGCCCAAGCCGGGAATATGCAGCACCTGTTCCATTGGCAGGATGATCTCGCCCTGCTGCCTGAAATTCGGGTTGTGTTCGTCGTATCGGCTGTAGCGGTAAATGAGCCTGCCGCGATCGTCGCGGTCAACACGCACCTTATCCGGCATCAGCGGATACAGTCCGATGACATCACCTCTGCCGTTCCGGATGATCTGCGCATAGGCGTTGCCGTAGATCAGCAGATGTGCCATCAGCGTTTCCCTGAAAACGAACGATGTCATTTCAGGATTTGGCTGGTCATGCAGCAAAAAATAAAGCGGGTGCTTCGGCACTCGCTCTTTTCCGTTATCGGTGTATTGGTAAACGTGCAGCGGCAGTTGTGCAATTGCCTCCGACAGCACTCTTACGCAGGCGTAAACCGCAATGATCTGCATCGCCGTGCGGTCGTTGACACGCTTGCCCGCATGAGTCCGTCCGAAGAAATAGGTGTAGGACGGGCTGTCGTAGCTGTCCTTCGGCTTGTCCCTCGACCGGAACAGTCCGCTGAAAATGCCCATGTGCTTCACTCCTTTACATAACAAAGCCCCTCCTAAAATGGAGAGGCTGTTTTATCATATATCATATTCATCAGCTATAAAATGAGCAATAAACCTATTTTTCCATATGATTTTGAAAGTTACAAATTCATAGTTTCTATGATATAATTGATGTCTAATGACTCCTATTGCATGAACATAAGGTACTTTTAAAGAACATGGAAAAGAAGTAGTAATAAATTTGTGTAATTCAAATTCTGTCCTCGCGTTGGCTTCGCTAAAGTCGACTTGTTCTCCCATTGACTGTCTTTCTTCTAATTCTTCATAGTACTTATCACCAATGCCTATGAGAGTATTATAAAATGAAATATCAGGATATAGAACATCAATCGGATCATATTCAAATACTCCATTATCTATTTTATAAAAAGACACTTTCGACAGATAATCGCCTTCTTGCTCTACAGAAGCTACATAGATTAATCCTGTTCGTTGCTGTAAACGCTGTGCAGTATAATAATGAAGATCTAAACCTAAAAGCTCATAGAATTCAAATTCAAATTTGCTAATCAAAAAAGGATCCTCTAATATAATCAAATTCTCACAATTTACATAGCTTGCATTTGGTGACCAGTTATATGATCCTACAAGAACTTTTTCACCATCAATTATACACATTTTTTCATGCATTAGTACTCCGTTTGGAAGCGAGGCATGGCGGAAGATAAATAAATTTTCTTTTCCAACAGATTTAGAATAATCTATTAATTCTACAATTTCATTGTCATGATGATGGTTTGCTTTGGTATTTGATATAATAATGTTTATGCCAACATTAGAATCGATAAGGCTTTTAAATGTGTTTTTAAACATAGTGAAATTTATCCAGCAAACAGCGATCTTGACATATTTCTTAGCTGACAACAAGTTAGAATTAACAATAGAAAACAAATCATTAAAATACGCATTGTTCAAATTTATCGCCTCCTTGGTTTTATTTTACATCAAGAAAGCGTCAGTGTCAATATCACAATATCAACAAATCTCTTTCATCATAAATGCTGTCTCCGGTATCGTTTCCGCAGCGGATCGCACGGTCAAGTGCCATGATCGTGGCGACCGTTCCGTCAATCTTCTCCGTGGATTTTTCTTTATCCGGCTTGATGTTACCTGCGGAATCACGCTTGATGAAAATATTATCCATATTCCAGCGCAGCACCGGGTGTCCGTTGTGGGCGATCTTCTGCTCCAGCGTCAGCTTCATCAGTTCTTTGGTCGGCGGCGACATATCACGGTAGCCCTGACCGAACTGCACCAGCGTGAAGCCCAGCCCCTCAAGGTTCTGCGATATCTGCACCGCGCCCCAGCGGTCGAAAGCGATCTCCCGGATGTTGAACCGTGTACCCAGTTCGTCGATGAAATTTTCGATGAAACCATAATGTACGACGTTGCCCTCGGTCGTCATCAAAAAGCCCTGCCGCTGCCAGAGGTCATACGGCACATGGTCGCGCCGGACACGCAGGTCAAGCGTTTCCTCCGGCAGCCAGAAGTACGGCAGAATATAATAATGGTCGTCCTCGTCGGTCGGCGGAAAAACCAGAACAAAAGCCGTGATGTCCGTGGTGCTTGAAAGATCAAGACCGCCGTAACATACACGACCTTCGAGGAAGGAAGCGTCGAAATCGACCTTGCAGGCGTCCCACTTGTGCATCGGCATCCATCGGACGGTCTGCTTCACCCATTGATTCAGACGAAGCTGCCGGAATGCGTTTTCTTCGCCGGGATTCTGCTTGGCAGATTCGCAGGCAGCCTCGACCTTGTCCATGCCGATGGTTTCGCCGAGGGACGGATTGGTTTTTTTCCAGACTTCGGGAGATGTCCAGTCTGCGTCATCAGGAGCTCCGTAAATTACAGGATAGAAGGTTTTATCTATTTTGCGCCCTTCAAGAATATCCTTTGCTTTTTGGTGAGTTTCGTAGCATATAGAGTTTGTGTCGGTGCCGGCAGTAGTTATCAGGAAATACAAAGGCTGCATACGTGCGTCGCCGGAGCCTTTTGTCATAACGTCAAAGAGCTTCCGGTTGGGCTGCGTGTGCAGCTCATCGAACACGACTCCGTGGATATTGAAGCCGTGTTTGCTGTACGCCTCGGCGGAAAGCACCTGATAGAAGGAGTTGGTCGGGACGTACACGATGCGCTTCTGC